AAACACGTCTTCGCCGTTCATGCGGGCCTTAGCGATGTCGACAAGCGCAGACTCAGGAACCTCACCGGACTCCAACCCCTGCATCAAACGTGCGAGAGCCATGTCACGGAACTTCTCCAAGTCGAGACGGCGGCGCTCCAAAGCGACGTCCGTGATCCCCTCGAAGTTCTCCTGAACAAACTCAGTCGAAACCAAACCAGCCTGATTCGCCTGGATACCAAGCACCATCGACTGTGCCGGTTCACGACCCAAACCAAGGCCGTACTCGACAGTGATGCGAGCCCCAAGGTCGATGTCTTCCTTCTCACGTTCCATCTGGAACTGCTGATTGCGAAGAATGCCAGACACGGTCCGGTCACGACCCATGTCGAAGTCCTGCATGAACATGATCCGCATCGCCTGCTCAAGCATCCGCTTCGAGATCAAGTGCAACGTACGGATGGCCGTGTTCATCATTCCGGCCGACGTCTCAAGGAACTTGCCAGAAGCAATCGCCTGGTCGATCTCGCCCGGACGGGCCTTCGGCCAACGTCCACCAACATGGATCGAGTCCATCAACGACTGCAACTCGCTGAACACCGACAGCGACGGAACAGCAGGAGCGACACGACCAATAGAGCCCTGCGGGCCAAGCTGAATGTACGAGCCACCACCGATCGGCATCTCGCCAATCAGATCCTTCACCCACACATCGGAGTAGACGGCCTGGTCGGCGTAATCGAGGATCGTCCCCATCAAACGGATGTGTGCGTGCATCACACGCACGACCTGATCGAACTGTCCTCGAGGTTCACCGTCGAGCTTGACGGCCTGCCCAACAATTACAGGACAGACACCACCGCAAGTCTCCTCACGGTGCAACTCAATCGGCATGTACGAACGATGACCGCCACCCGGAATACCGGAGTTCGTCTTGTACAACGCAGCAATGACAATCTCGTCGTTGTCGTAATACTCGAGCAAAGTCGTCTTGTGGTCGTGCCAATACTGCGGCGTCTGCCGCTTAGTCTCATTGACTCGAGCCTCAATCTTGCGCTGGAACTCCGGCGGCAGTTGCGTGTGATACACGTCCCGCACGAACAAGCATCGCTGCACAGCGGACATGGGATTGTAGTCCGGCTCCGGGTAGCAGCTCCGAGGGTCACGCCACTGCAAGTACGGCGAACCGGTCTCAGGATTGATGACCGACACGAACGAGCACATCCCGTACGCAGCCAGGTTCAACATCTCCATGATCGTCAACAGTTCGATCTGCGACTGATCGAGATAGCCGACACCAATCTGCTCCATCGCATTGGAACGGCGACGGTCATCGTCGGCCGGACCAGACGGCTTCACCCGGATCGACGGGATCAAAGACGCAGCTTCTGCCGTGTCCTCGAGAGCCACCTGCACCATGTTCGGAGAGCGATTCTCAACCGGGTCGCCAAAGTCGTCAGAGACGGCCCAATCACCGGCAACAGCCTCAGAAATAATTCGCATACGCTCGTCACGCTCACGCCACCTGTTCTGGTAAGCGGTCAACATCGACGGGAGTTCTTCAACGTCCAACATGAGCACTCCTTGTCGAGCGAGCCATCTCAAGCAGCCATTGCTCATAATCGGACATAGTGCGGCCATGACGTATCTCAAACGCTTTGCCAGCGATCGAGTCGTCCTCAGCCTCAATCTCCTGCGTGAAATAGCGAGGCGTGTTCTCGTCCATCATCACACCGCAGATCGTGAAGCCCATCTGACGGGCATGGTCTGCATCCTCAGCACCGACAGAGTCGAGAGCCTCATCGAAAGTTTCGTACGTCTCAGCCATCGAGCATCCCCGGATCACCAGTCGCAAAAAAGTTCTGCACGTTCTCGTTTAACGAGAAGCGGCCGACGAACGCAGCGGTCTTCACACCACCGAACGGGACACGCCGAACAGGACGCCCCTCGATCTCAGTCAGGGCATCATCGTGAATCGAGTGGCGCACCTCAGTGCGCTCCCCGGAGTCGATGTCGGCGTAAACATAAAGGGGCATCGACTACACCCCCGCCCGCTCAGTTAACGCCAACCCCAGGCAAACCAGCCACGTTCACAAAACTATGTTCGCCAGGAGAACCTGGCGCGCCGTGCAGCGGCGACGTCAGGTCTTGTCGGCCTGGGGCTCTGGTTGTCCGGTCACCGAAATTGACGATCCGTCGTTTGTTGGCGATGCGTGACGGGATCTTCGCTCGGGGGTCGAACGAGGGTGCTGTCTGGCGTTGCATGTATTCCTTGCAGCCGAGCTCGGCGAACCACATTGCCATGACGAGGTCCGAGACGTTGCCCATTGGGAATGTTTGTAGTTGTTCCTCGAGCTGCTTGAACTTCTCTCGGGAGTTGATGTCTTGGGAGGGTGTTGAGATGACGCCGTTGTGGTAGAGCGACGACATGGCCTCGACACCGAAGCGGGGGTCGAACTTGTTTCCTTTGTGAGTGAGGTGAGGTACTACTCGGATTCCCCGGTTTGCCATCCTTGATTGCAGCTCTGTGTTGTATTGGAAGATCTGTGATTGCAGACCATTGACCTCGACCCTCAGCTCTCGCAGCGGGTATTTCTCGGACCAGTCGAAGATCTGGTCCATTATTTGTGGTGCTTTCATTTGCTTCTGGTTGACGAGGTCAACGAGGTAGCGGCGGCCCGAAACGACATCGAGTCCTAGAACAACCATTGCGGTGTAACCGGCTTGAGCGTTAGCTCCTGCCGGGTCAACGCCGAGCACCAGCACCCAGGACGGGTCGTAGTGTCCCTGGAAGCGTTCCGGGTCGTGGGAGCGTTCCAGCACATCTGGCGGGAACGACGCACCGAAGCCGGGTGTGTCGACGTTCTGGTAGACGAGCTGGAACTGTTCGACCGACATCGCCGACTTCTGTTCGAGAGCGGACCGCAACGGATAGTGGTCGGGCCACAGCATCGAACCGGTCTCTTCGTCAATGATGCAAGGACGACGGAACACGTTCATCCCCTCGACGTCGTCGAGGAGTGAATACACGTCGCCCGGCATGACCCTGGTGCCCACGAAAATGATCTGACCTGTTTTACCGACACGGTTGACGTACTCCTGCCACACCTTGCGGTACATCTTCTGGATCGCCTCGGGAGTGTTCTGGTTCTCCATGTCCGCAACGTCGTCAAAGATCATCCGGTCAAAACGGCGACCGTAGATCTTCTTGCCGAAACCGTACGTTGAAACCGACGGATCTTTCTGGGCGCCAGAGCGCCCATAAATGTAGATCGAGTCCTTGCCCCAATGGCCCGGATTGTAAAACGGCCCCCAGTCCTCAATCAGATTGCCGACCGACCCGTCATACAGATCAGGGTCAGTCAAGTGCTCCTTGATCTGATAGAGCATCGCCTCCGCCAAGTCACCACCGGCCGAAATGATCGCCGTACGAGACTTCGGGTCACGGACCAGCTCATACAGCGTCGACTTAAACGTACAGATCGTCGACTTAGCGTGATACGGCGCAAAGTTCACCAGCTTCAACCGTTTCGACCTGTCCTCCAACAGATCCATCACCTCAAGGTGAAAGTCCGGGGTGTCATGGTGCTTGTCACAGTCAGGACACATCTCGTTCGAGAAATACCGGTCATTGAACTCACGGAACGACCCGACACGCCGAGATTCCGAGATGGGGCCATCAGGCAACATCTCACGGACCGGCTCATCCTCCACAGCAGCCACATTCTCGGCCCGAGCTCGAGCAGACCGATCATCCTGCTCATCACGCCGCTTCCGCTCCCCCGACACCTTCCTCGAACAAGCCGAACGATCCACCCCAAACTTGCGGGCAGCAGCCGACACCGACAGATCACCCTCCAACACGGCACCCACAGCACGATCCATCCGCTCAGACCGAGACAAATTGCGGAAAGCCTTATCCATCCGCTCTTCAGCCTTCGTCTTCGGTTCCCAATTCGGCTTAGACGACTTGGCAGCCACCAACGGTTTAACGGGTTCGACCTTCGGAGCACTCATCCCAAACACCCCCAAAGTACATGGTGCTGTACTGGTAAAGAACCCCGACGAAACGACCGGGGGTGTAGGTGGCGACACCGTCCAACTGAACCCGTACCGGCCGGGAAGCGCAGCTCTCGTCGGAGGAGCACACCAAAGTCCGACCAGACCCCCGGAACCCGCAGACGGAACGGAAGAATCGACCGGGCTGGCAAGGGCGCCAGGTAGCACGCCGCTACAAAGCCCACGACCGACACGGTGACGGAGACAGCACAACCGCCCGTCCCTAGCCAAGCCAGGACCGTGCCGGGGACACCCGCTGTGGACCACCCAAGAGGCTCAAGAACTTGGAAGCGTCGGCCTGAAGTCTGTACTGCTCCGAAACGAACAGACCCGGACAGAGCCCCCCTCAAAAGGGGGCCATCCGTCTGCCCAACAACCGAACGAACAGATAACGGGCGTCGCTTAAACGACGGCCGTTAACAGTACCGGTCATGTGCATCTAACGATCTAACAGGGCCGGTACCCCCCGTCCCAGTCTTGATAGATCAATACATGCACAAAACCGTGCCAAGACCCAACCCGGCAACAACACCAACCCAGCAGGCAGGGCAACAGCACCCGCCAACCGTCACACGGCAACTGTGGTGCGGTTCCGAAGCACGACTACCACCACATATCACACCCGATATTTATGCACCCCGGCCTCGAGCCCCGGCCACCCGCCCGGCGATGCCCCAGGCGGGGCCAGACTCCGGGCATTGTCCGGTCTTGATCCCCGTTGCTGGGCCCGGTGACGATCGTCGACCGACGGGGGCCGGTCTCGATCGATCAGGGGGCCCACCCGTCCCGCTGCATAGGGGGCTCGGTGCCACACATACAGCACCGGCCACGGGCCGGGGTCGAGTGACAGTCAGCTAGGGGCTCGGTTGCACCCTGGCTGCTTGTCGAGGGCTGGCCGGGTCGAGCTTGTCGAGGCCCTTGCTGCGCCTCGTCTTGCTTGGTCTGGTGCCGTACTGGTGCCGTACTGGACAAATTAATTTGTGGGCATCTAGCAGGGGCTTTGTCCTGTTTCTCGATGTTTGTCGGAATTATTACTTGACTCAGTACAGCACTGTGTGCCTTTAATGTTCTGGCACCGGTGATCGCCGGTCATCCCATACCGACCCAGGAGGTCACGATGTCAACGATTCAAGCCAATCACC